GCGCCCGCAGCGAGGCCGCTGACAGCCCCGGCGATGCGGCGCATCGCGGCACCGACACGCCCCGCCGTCTCCTCCGACGCGCCGGCGAACGTCGCGAACTTCGTCCCGGCGTTCGTAGCGAACTTTGCGATCTTCCCGCCGACAAGCGTCAGCCGCGAACCCAGCGCAAGGATCGGGCCCAGCGCGATCAGGACACCCGCCGACCATCCTAGGATCGACTTCTGCGTCCCGCTCAGCCCGTCGAACCACTTCACGACCGACTGCACACCCGTCGCGATCTTCGACACGACCGGGATCAGCGCCGTGCCGATCTCCACGGCCAGCACCTGGATCGACGCCTTCGCCTTGTCCATCTTCACGGCCAGCGTGTCCTGAGTCTTGTTCCAACCCAGCACATCCGAACCGGTCGCGAGCGCCGCCTTCCCCACGGCCTTCGTCGCCGACTGGAAGTACGCCATGTTCTCGCCGCCGAGCTGCAGGGCGGTGTTCAGGCCGGTCGCGCCGCCCATCACCTGCTTGAGGTAGCCCGCGAACGTCTGCGCCGCCGGGTTACCCGCCTTCAGCAGGTCGTTGAACCCCTTCGCCTGGCCGAGGGTCGCGATGAACGACTTGCCGAGTTCGTACTGCCCGGCGTCGAGCTTCTTGATCGCCTTCAAATAGGCGCTGTACCCGATCGTCCCCGACATGAACTGCTTCGACAGGTCACCGAGCTTGCCCGGCATCTTCGCCAGTTCGATGTTCAGGTCCGCGCTCGCCGACTGCGACCGCTTGAACACGTCCACCGCGACCAGACCCGACGGGCCCATCTTCTTCGCGATCGCCGTCGTCAGCAGGTCGATCGTGCCGGTCAGGCCGCGCTTGCCGAGGTTCTTCTCGACGTCGACCACGTTCAGTCCGAGCTGCTGCATCGCCTTGCTGGCGACGTTGTTCGGCTGCAGCAGGTTACGGATCGTGTTCGCGAGTTCCTGCGTCGACTCGTCTGCCGTCGTGCCGTGCTGTGTCAACGTGGCGATCGCACCAGCGACCTGCGCGAACGAGATCCCGGCGGCCGACGCGATCGGCACCACGGTCGACAACGCCCCCGCGTAGTCCTGCATCGTCGTCTTCGCCAGCCCGGACCCGCGGATCAGCTGGTTCTCCACCTGAACCGCCTGCCCGGCGCTCATGTGGTAGGACATCATCACCGACGTCAACGCGTTGACCGCCGTACCGAGGTCGACGTTCTCCGCCTTAGCGCCCTGCGCCGCCGCCTTGAGAATGTTCAACTGCTCGGCCGCGGACCACTTCGACCCGCCGGCCTTCGCCACGGTGTAGATGCCGTCCGAAAGATCCTGCAGCGACGTCCCCGTCGACATCGCCAGCTTCTCGATGCCCTTACCGATCGCCGCCGCCTTGGCCGCGGTCTCACCGCCGGCCGTCTGGATCAGCGTCATGCTCTTCTGGAACTTCGCCGCCTGGTCGAGCGACACGGCGGCGATCGCGGCGAGCGGGAGCGTCAGGCTGGTCGTCAGCCGCTTGCCGAGCGCCCCCATCCTGGCGGTCGACTCGGCCATACCGCGGGTCGCGCGGGCGGTCGATGCGGCAGCCTTGTCCGCGGCGCCAGCGACCCGCAGGAACGCCGGGGACGCCTTGTCGGTGGCGAACAGGTCCCATGCGAGCCCGATCGCGCTGCTCACCTGTAGCCGTCCTGGATGATGCGCGCCACCCGGTTCATCTCAGCGAGGATCGCCGGGGTGATCGCGGGCGACAGTTGACGCAGCGTGTCGGTCCACCAGCCGGCGGCGCCGGGGATCTGCTGCGACGCCAGGGTGGGGCGCCACGTCCCGAACACCGGATGCCGGACGTAACCCTTGTCGGTCTGCATCGAACCGCGGGTGCGGGTGCGGATGCGGACACCGGCCGACCGGGAGCCGGTCAGCACGGACACGCGGATCGCCTGCGACGCCTGCTGCTCATTCAGCCCACCCGCCTTCGGCAGTCTCTCCCGCGCCGCCGCCCGCACCGACGCGATCAGCGGGCGCGTCGAGGCACGGAACGCCGCGTTCATCTCCCGCTGCAAACCCCGCTGCCCCTCCGTGCGGAGCCGCAACGCGATCGCATGCAGACGTTCAGAGGCGGACGTGGGCACGGCAGCCTCCCTGCATCAGTCGCGCGCCTCGCGCGCCAGGAACTCGTCCCACTGGATGAATTCGCGGACAGTCATGCGCTCACGGATATCGGCCGCGAGCATCCCGAGGCGCGCGGCTAGTCGGTAGACGAGCTCGACGTCGGCGCGCTGTCGGATTCCCCCCGCACCGCCTCCTCAGCCGCCTCGGTCAGCCCGGACAGCTCGAGGATCTTGTCGACCAGCTTGTTCACGTCGCCGACGCCCAGTTCGGCGATCTGCGCCGCGTCCTGGGCGCGGAACACAGGGCGTCCCTCGTCGTCGACTACGGCGCGGGCGATCAGCGACGCGTTCGCCAGGCCGTCGGGCTCGTCGGTCTTCGCCGCGCGGACCTGGTGCAACTCCCACTCGCGGAGCGTGATGCTCCGCAGCCGGACGTCACCGCCCCAACGCGAGACGTGTACCTCGCCGAACTCCGGTGAGCCGGCGTGCTGCAGGATCTGATCGCGCGAAAGCGCCATGACCCACTTCTCCCTTTACTGGACGACGAAGAGGCGGTCGGGATCGCGACGTACCGCGACGGCGCCCGGTAGATGCTGAACGACACGACGGCATCCGCGATCGCCTCGAGGTTCTGCGTCACCGACACCGCGCCGACACGCACCGGCCAGATGTCACACGCGGCGCCGGTCACCAGGCCCTCGTTGCAGGTCACGATGAACCCGACGAGGTTCTGGGTCAGCACCGACCGCACGTCCACCGACGGGCCGGCCGTGGACAGCGCGAACGTCATGCTCGACTGGTTCGGCGTCTCCCGGCCAGGCAGCGACCCCTCGAACGAGGTCCCCGCCTTCGGGAGCTGGATCTCGCTGACCTGCGTGTCGAAGCCGCTGATCGCGGTCAACTCGGTCGTCAGGTTCTTGCCGGCGTTGAACTCGGCCAGCGTCGGGGACGCCTGCGTCGCGATCGTCGGCACCCACAGGAACACCCGCGTCGAGAAGACGGTGTAGGGGACGGTCTGGGTCAGCGCGGACGGGGTAGGCAGGGCCATGACTTACTCTCCTTCGGGAAGTTCGAGCGAGGTCTCGCCCTGCTCGGTTGGCTCCGGCGCGACTGCCGGAGGCTCGGGGGTCGCCGGGGCTTCGGCGAAGTGCGGCGCCGGGGTCTCCTGCTGCTCGCGTGGCTCCGGCCGCTCCTGCTTCGCACGCTCCGGCGGGGTGTCGGCGTCGATCTGCCAGCCGGCGTCGGCCATGTTGGGCAGGACCGACCCGTCCGGGAGGAGGGTGCCGATGATCGGCTGGTTCGGGAGGTCCGGGTGGCGTAGCACGATCTCGGTCACGGTGTTCTCCAAGCGTCGACGTGGACGGTGAACCGGAGGGAGCCGATCGGCCCCTTGTTGGTCTGCGCCGGGGTGAACGCGGCGGACGACACTTCGGCCTGCCTCGCCGCGCCGCCGAGAGTGTGATCGGCGAGCAGTGCGGCCTGCACGGCGTTGAATAGCTCGAAGCAGCGTTCGAGCACTACCTGCGCGTCCTCCGCGCCGCCCCGCCATGACACGGCGTGGCAGGCGATGTCGAAGGACTCCTCGCGGCCAGCCCGGCGCTGCACGGCGTTCGCCCCGATGTACGGGTCGAGGATGATCGCCGGGTTCTGCTCGTCCCAGCCGACCGCGACGAAGTCGGGCTCCGCGTTGTTCAACGGCTGCCCGTTGATGACCTGCACCCCCGGCAAGGCGTTGCCGATCGCCGTCACCAGCGCCGCAGCGACGCCCGGGACTGTCGAGGCGATCATCCGATCCCCGGGGTTCGCTTCGACGTGTCGGACAGGATGGCCGCGACCCGCGGGAACATCCCGACGGGGTTCAGCGGCGCGTTACCGGTCGCCTGCCCGTTGTCGTAGTACGGGTTCGACCCGAGCTGCGACGGCTGGTACAGGCCCGCGATGTCCTGCAGCACGGCCATGCGGATGTCCGCCGCCACCGTGTCCTGACCGGCGACGTAGGTGACCTTGATGTTGTGGTCACCGGAGATGAACGGCCCGGCGAAACCACCCTGCCAGCGGCGGCGGATGATCCCCGACCGCGGGTCGTCCACGCTGAAGGAGTAGGTGCCGGACGGTTGCCCGAGTTCAGCCTCGGTGAGCGTGTATCCGACCGGGCCGACGTACTCCACGATCTCCGTGACGGAGACGATCGGCGGGTGGTACACGCAGATCGTCGGGCCGCCGCCGGAATGAACCTCGGTGAAGGTCTGCTGGATGATCGGCCCGGTGAGGCCCTGGATGTAGGCCGTCGCCGCGTCGATGAACCCTTGCAGTTCGATGTCCTGCGACGTGTCGTTCACGTCGAGGTTCAGGTGGTCCTTGACGTCGGAGAGGGTGACGAGCGAGGTCGGTCCGGTCATGGCTGGTCACCCTCTCCGATCGTCAGGCTCAGGCCGTCTCGTTCGCCTGGTTGCTGCTCGTGTTCTCCAACGGAGCGGCCGGCGCCGGGACGTAGCCGTCCTCACCCTCTTCGAGGGCACGGTTCTCGGTCGGGTGGACGCCGACGGCACGCCAGTAGGCGGCCGACGCCTCCGCCCGCTCGAGGCCGTACTTCTCCTCGTGCGCGGGGCCGGTCATGGTGCCGTCGCGCTCCGGCTCCGGGTCGGCGGTGGCGAGGTGATGCAGCCGCCTCGCCTGCTCGAGCGCATCCGGGCCGTCCGGGACGAGCCGGGCAGCGGACTCTTCGGTCTCGTAACCCTTGTCTGCCATCACGGTTTCCTTTCGGGGGGTTCGCCTGACCCGGGGCGAACCCCGGGTCAGGCTTGCGGTCAGGAGGCGAAGGTCGGGGTGACCAGGCCGGTGCCGGTGATGACGCCCAGCGACTCGGTGTGGCGGTTCAGGATGGTGCCGACGTAGGCGTACATGCGGAACAGCACGCCCAGGCTGTCGGCGTAGGTCTCCCGGAACGCCTCGGCGCGGGGCGCCGACTCGAACAGGACGAGATCGTCGGTGCGCAGCAGGTAGACGATGTCCTGGTTGGTGCCGGCGCCGAGGTTCGACGGCACCAGCGGGTCGATGTAGACCGGCAGGCCGTGGAACGTGCCCACCAGCCCGGCAGCCGCGGCAGCCGAGGTCTGGTTCGCCATCTGGTTGAACGCCGGACCCGACGGGACCACCAGCGGGCGGCCCTGGTTGTCGGTGGCGGACGCCAGCCAGTACCAGCGGCGCGGGGACATGACCCAGCAGTTCGGCGGCAGGAGCCGCTTGCCGAGGAACGCGGCGAGCAGCGCGCCGGCCTGGCCGTAGAACCCGGCCGGTGTCGGGGACGCCTGCGTCCACGTCTGCGTGGAGCCGATGGTGGCGTTCTGCAGGCCGTTGACGACCGCGCCGGTCCCGGTGCCGGTGCCGGTCCCCAGGAAGATCTGGGTGCCGACGCGCAGCGCGTAGTCCGACGCGAGGTCCCCCAGGATGACGTTGTCGAAGTTGATCGCCGTCTGGTCGAGCAGCTGCTGCGACGCGATCTCCTTGCCGCCGATGGTGGCGAACCCGGCCTGCACGTAGCTCGTGGTCAGGTCGGTCTGCGACAGCGCCGTGTTCTGCGTCGACTGCACCGCCGTCGTGGTGCCGGTCAGGATCTTCGGGTAGTTGACGCTCGACACGCCCATCGGCACGTCCTGCTTCGGGAACAGGTCGGCGGTCACACGGCCGGCGCGGATCAGGTTGACCCAGTCCTCGACGACCCACGCGGGCGGGGCGAACTCGCCGCCGGAACCGCCCGCGCCGCCGGTGTTGCCGATGGCACGCTTCTGCATCTCGTACTGCGAGTGACGCTGCAGCCGGTCCATCGCGGGCATCGACTGGTACATCGCGACGTGCCCGAGGTCCCGGAAGAACGAGTTACCGTTCCCGCCGCCACGGACGTACATGTCGGGCTCGTTGACCTGCGCGACCTCGCCGCTGCCGTACCTGGCGCGGGACTCGGCGGCGCGGGCGTCGCGCTGCTCCTCGTCGAGGAGTTCGGCGAGACGCTGCTCGCCCGCGGTGATCTCGTCGTCGAGCGCCTTCTTCGCGGCGCGCTTCTCGTCGTAGGAGGTCTGCTCCTCGGCGGTCAGCGCCTTGTTGTCGCGCTTCTCGGCGCCGTCGATGATGCTCTGCTGCTCGTCGTGCAGGGCGGCGCGCTTCTCGGTCAGCTCGCCGATCCGCGCACGCATCTGGTCGGACAGCTTCATGTCCGTGGTCCTTTCGATGCTGGGACAGGTGGGCGTGCTTCACCGACAGGTGGTGGCTCCGGGTGGTGGCCCTATCGAGCTTGTTCGGGCTCCGGCGCGGCGCTCCGGCGTGACGGGCAGCACAAATCACCCCGGGGATCGGGGTGAAGATCAGGGTCGGGCTTCGAGCTCCAACTGGCGGCGAAGCAGGTCGAGCTGCGCGGCGGCACGCGCCGCGCTGTTCGCGCTGTCGTCGTCGGCGTCCGGGTTCGGGACGCCCATCAGGTCGGCGAGCAGCGGCTGCGCCTGGTCGACCGCGTCGTCGGCGGACGCGATCAGGTCGAGCACC